AATGGCGCCTACGTCCTTTTTCCTGTTTCCTATGTCCACGTTGAGAGCACTCTTGGAACTGTTATCGCTAAGCTCGTCCTATGACCAGACGCTATAATTAGTAACCACCCGAAGGTGTGCTTCGCAGTGGAGTACACCACCTCGAGGAGTTTCTCCCCTCGCAACTATGAATGTTAATTCACCGTCACTACCGAACCGAATAGAGTGTTTCAGTAAGGCTGAGGCCCTTTTTCATAAGCCTTGATCTTCAACGCATCACACAGGAGCCTACCACAATAGGCAGGAGGGCTCGCGACCTCATCGCTCCGTCCCACACTCTCACTATAAGTCGGCAACTCGCCTCTGAGATCGAAGTCTAAACAGTCAAAAACTGAAGACAAGATCCGATCGAACTCTCTTTTCGGCAGAGGCTCGAGAAAAGACGACTTAACACACCTCCTACTGACCTTCTCCTCTTCCCTTGCGTTCTTCAACCGAAAACGAAACTCGGAATCAGAGCACCAAAAAACTGGAGCATACTGAAAACCGCTCTTCCAAGAAGAAGAGCCAGAAGTCTTCAGAGCCCAACGAATGGCCTCCCGAGTCAAGTCTACGGTCTTAAAACCAAACCCCCACTTCCAAGCCGCAGTTTCGTCAGAAGAGAACGATTTCTGTTCAACCGTAAGCACGTCACGTGGAACCAGCGAGATTAGATCCGCCGGCAACTCCACCCCGTGCTCACGAGCAGGAACCGCAACATCTTCACGGTGATAAAGCAAACCGAACTTTCTAGAAAGTCGATGAGCCAAAGCACCGCGAAACCCAAGCGAAGGAAGTGAATACTGAAAATTTCTCATCGTACCACTATGGTACTCAAAAAAAGTCACAGCAGCGCGCCACCTCACCTGACCCTCCAAACCGGCAACAAAATCTCTAAACTCAAAACCCAACGAATTGGGGACGGTTTGCTGCCTAAGCATGCCAAACCGTAAGGTCCGACGACGGGTCAAAAGACCGTCGGGACCCCAAGAGAAAAGTGTCGAATTGAGAGAGCCAAAACAAGGGTCCACCCCGGTCTTTACCTTCTCAACCTCTAAGCCGACCGACGGCACAAACTCCATCCAAGCCTGAGAGAACTCAGGTGAAGACTGGAACAAAATGTCGTCGCCGTTAATGATCACTGGTGGATTCTCGCCGGTCGCCGAAGCGACCCACCGAAAAGCCAAATAGTTCACAAGACACAGTAGAGGAAAAGAAAGGTAAGAGCCCATCATTTGACCCCGGACAGCAGGTACACGTACCCAGTCCGGGTCGGAAGGTGAACCCAAGTTGCGGAAAAGCAACGGGTCCAGTGAAGACAAAGCGTACTCACGCACGCTCGCAGGGACACAAGCGGCGTTAGACAAAAGGGAACGAAGTATACGACGAGAAATGGACCTAAAAAGGCCATCAGTCGCAGACTTGTAATCCCCCGAAGTCAAAACGCCACCAAAAAAAGAAGAAAACCCCGCCTCCTTAAGTTTCCTCTCATCAATGTCGCCTCTGCATAACCATTTCTTTCGAGAAAGAAATGAATAAATGGTCTTGTGCAGAGGTCTCAAGAAAAGACCCTCCTTGTCGAACTTCGACAAAGG